GTTCCTTCCAGTGAGTTGCAATCCTCGTACTGTATCCGCAAACGATCATACAATTGCTGAGTAGCATGTAGGTCAGCAGACAGGTAGTCAGATAACTCAGTATGATCCATATCACGTACAGACTTACCTGCCTTGAGCCACTCCTTGAGTGTGTCCTGTTTCTTAGTGTCAAGGTCGTACCTCTCAGCACATGCCTCAAGAGACAGAGGTTCTTTCTGTCCACGTTGCAGTACATACTCACCTAGCATTGTGTCAAATATGTCACCCTCGTAGGTAAACCCTGACTCCCATAGCCAGATCAAGTCATGTGAAGCATTGTGCATAATCAGAAGGGCAGTCTCATCCAGTTTCTTTTGGACAATGTACCGCCCTTCTGTGGTAGGTTGTT